CCCCCGGCATCACGGAGGCGGACATCGAGAACGCGGCCCGCCTACCGGACGCGGTGGCCCCGGACGAGATCGCCGCCGCCCTGGCGGGCATCGACGAGGACGACGACGACTGGCTCAACAAGCAGCCTGCGGACACGACCGACATGGGGGACGAGCTGCCCCTGCTCCCCGTGGACCTCGGCAAGGTGCTGGGGGATGACGACGAAGAGGAGGGGGACGACGAGCCCGTGCCCGATGCCGACCCCTTCCAGTTCGTGCCGCCGCGTGCGGAGGATGAGCCAGAAGAAGAGGAAGAAGGCGACACGAAGGCCGACCCCTACGACTGGAACGCGGTCTCAGATGCGGTTCGGGAAGGGGTCCTCATCCAGGCCAAGGCTACCGGGATGTCCCTGAACGAGTTCCTCGACACCCTGAACCGGCTGCACGAGGCCAAGGTCCGCGAGGCCCTGTTCGAGGGCTTCGACCGCGCGGACCTCACCCTCCAGTTGTGCTGTCCCGAAGGCTGCTAGTGGCCGTAGGCTCCGCCCGTCTGTGACTTGGGCTTGCCGTCCCACTTGTAGGCGGAGGCGTAGCTGTTCAGGTTGACGTAGGCCCGCCCCTGGTACTCCTTGAGCTTCTTGCGAAGCTCCGGCCCCGCCATCGAGTTCGGGATGGGCATCACCTTCTCCTGCGGCTGCCCCTTCCCACCGACGATCTTCTTCTGGATCTTCTTGAGCTTCACCATCGTCCGGGTCGTGCCCGTCACCTGATAGAAGTCGATGTTCGTCTGGTCGTAGCCCCAGGACGAGTAGAAGATGTCGCCGACGATGACGGCTGAAGCCTGCTTCTGCGAGGCCAGCCGGTAGTTCTTGACGATGGCCCCCATACCGCCGTGGCTGAGGCTGATGTAGCCGCCCTCCCGCTTGAACAGGATGAACTTCGCCCCGCCCTTGTGCGGCTTGCCGTCGATGATGGGGAACAGGCGGATGGAGTACACGTCGTACTTCTTCGAGTAGGTCTTGCGGCCCACCTCGAACTCGGCCATCCCGTCGTCGTTCGTGAAGACGTAGCTCGTGGACAGGCCGAACCAGATCCGCTGGCGAGGACGCAGCGAGTCGTACTCGCGCTCCGACAGCATCGCCGCCTGCTTCGAGGCAGCCAGGCGGACAAGACGCGGGGTCTTGCTGCCGCCGAACCGCTGGAAGTCGTACTCCTCCGCGATCAGCTTGCCGTAGCGGCCGAAGTTGACGAGCACGGTGTCGCCGTCGTAGGCCCCCATCCCCATCTGGTCGAGCAGCCCGGCAGAGGGCATCCCCGCCTCGACCACTTCGAGGACCGTGCCGATGGTCCCGGCAGGCACCTTCACGCTGCTGCCATTCTCCTTGTCGAACGGCGTGTCCACCGTGACTTTGACCTTCTGCCCTCTGCGGGGCAGGCCTCGGGCCTCTTTGTCGAAGGGCACGCCCGCCTGACGGCAGAGGTGCGCCTGGGCCACCCGGTCGATGTGCCGCATGATGTGCTCGGGCACGTACCGGGGCATCTCGCCCTCGGCCGCCAGCACCGGGACGAGCATCGGCCGCAGCTCGGGCACCTCGTTCGCCAGCTTCTTGAGTTCCTGTCGCAAGGGCGTCGTCATCGAGGGCCTCCACTGGTCCTACCTTCCGGCCCGGATAGACAAAAAAACGGGGGCTCAACCTGGCCCGGTCGAGGGTGGTTGTGGGGAAGGAGGCGTATGCCCGGCAACGAACTATTCGGCGACCTCGCCCTCGAACTCGCGAAGGAAGACGGCGGCCCGCAGGGCGTCGCCCAGGCCGTGGACTTCGCGCAGAAGTTCGCCGAGGGTCAGATCCCCGACAACGCGGAGTTCCGCAAGGCTCTGGGCCTGTGGGGCATCGAGGTGCTCGGCGAGGGGCAGGGCATCACCAAGCTCGTCGGCCGCGAGCCGACGATGCGGGTCAAGCTCCCCGAGGGCTGGGTCGCCAAGCGGCACGGCGGGGGCGGGCACAACGGCCTGTTCGACGACCAGGGCCGCCAGCGGCTCTGGTGGCACATCCACGGGTGGGAGCCGATCTCGTACCGCACCAACGCCCGCTACATCATTCGCGAGACCGACGTAGGCCCCAAGCACGCGGTCGCGCAGGTGCTCGACGGCGGCACCCCGGTTCACGCCGTCCCCTTCGAGTACCCCACGAGCCGCGACGACATCCGCACCTACGGGGACGACGTGCCGACGCGCTACTACCTCGACTGGGACGCCCTCCCCGAGGACCAGCGGGAGTCCCTCAACAGGGCGAACAACGCCGCCAACCACGAGGCGAAGAACGCGGCCCGAGCCTGGCTCGACGAGAACCGGCCGGGCTGGAGGGACACCGCGAAGTCCTGGCTGGTGGAAGGCCCCTGATGGAGCAGAAGCACTTCATCGCCGACATCGACGAGATGATCGCCGGGCTGGAGGCCCGACGACAGCGGAACATCGAGGCGGTGAAGGCGATGGGCCGGGAGTTGACCCCGGCGGAAGACGCCCGGTTCGAGGTGGGCTGGGGGATGCTCACCGACATGATCACCGACCTGACCAAGCTGCGCGATGGCTGGAGGGACGGCCACCCCATGTACCGCAAGACCGAGAAGATGCTGGAGGCAACCGAATGATCCGCGTACAGGCCCCGGCCGACATCCCCGAGGGGCCGCACTTCGCGGTCCACGTCTACAAGAGCAACAGCGTCCACGTCCCCGGCGACGAGCGGAGCCGCACCCACCCAGGGCACGGTTACCCCGCGCACACGGCCACCAACGAGACCTTCGAGCACTGGGTGACCACCGACGAGGCGGCCCTCAACGCGAAGGTGGCTGAACTCTCGAAGGTCCCGAAGCACAGCTACGGCTGGAAGCAGCCCGTCTTCGCGGTCCTGAAGGTCGAGCGCAAGCTGACCGTGACGACCACGACGACCGTGGGCATCAAGTAGCCGCCGTGCGATTCCTCACCGTCTTCCTCAAGGACGGGGACACCACCCGGCGGATGGATGTCAACAGCGAGTACCGCGTCGGCGACCTGCTGACGCAGACGGACTTCGAGTTGCTCCGCAGCGGGGAGATCCTCGTCGTGCAGGGGGCCGCCATCTGCATGAGCGAGTCGCACCTGAGCGACAACGGCACCTTCGAGATTCTCCGTGACCCCGACGCCATCAAGGCCCGCGTCCAGGGGATGTTCAAGGTGCCCTCATGCTCGTCGTGAAGATCGAAATCTGGCCCCTCGGCCACGAGGACCAGGCGGAGGAGATCGGCCGGATGCTGATCCACAACCGGGGCGACCACAAGAACCGGCCCCGACGCGGCAACTACGGCGTCCGCCTGATGCGCAAGGGGGCCGCCAGGACCGTCCAGCGCACCGCCGAGGTGCTGGACTACCCCCGGCTCTCGTACCCCGTCTGGAAGCTCGTCAGACGCGCCCTCGAAGCCCTGGACGTGTAGGGCTCAAGACCCCGAGCCCGCAGGTGGTAGCTGTATGGACAAGGAGCCCCACATCTGGACCCTGATGGGGTCCGGCCATCGCGTGACGACGTGCTACGAGCGCCCGCTCGCACGAGTGATGCACGAGGGCCAGGAGTACATCACCACCGACCGGCTCTCCTGCTACGTGTCCCATCCGCTGCTCGACCTGTTCACAGGCACCGTCGAGGAGGTCTGGCTGACGCAGGAGCAGATGAGGGGGTTCGATCAGCCCACCTACCGAGACGACGAGCCACACCCCCGGACGTTCGACCTGCCCGAGATCGGCCTGCCCGACCGCGCAACGGAGCGGAAGATCGGGCAGACGACGGGGCGGTTGGAGGGCCACAGCGCCCCCAACAGCCTGCACCGCATCGTGCAGGACAACGGGGGGCCACTGGTGGTCCGGGGACATCACCGAGCCGAGCATCCGCCCCTACTGGATCAAGCCCGCCAGGAAAGGCCGGACCCTGTTCCGGCCTCGACTCCAGTTCGTGATGCCGCATCTGCGCTACCTGAACTGCGTGGGCGACGACGAAGTCTGGGTCCAGCCCTGGGGCCGGTCCGACCGCAAGGACCGGGTGACCGTCTGCACCCACAAGGTCCGCAAGGTCATCGAGGACCTCGGCATGTGGGGCCACTACTACCCCAAGGGTGAGGCCCGGTTCGACGAAGATCTGGCCCGCCAGGAGTGCCTGGCCCGCAAGAACGAGCTGGTGACCACGATGCTCGCCGATGGCACGGCAGCCATCGAGGAGCGCAAGGAACTCCGGCTGGAGAACGACCGGCTCACCCAGGAGCGGCTGGCGGCAGAGAGGCGGATGCAGGCCGCCGAGAAGTCCCTGAAGGAGATGGTGGCGCGTGTGCCCGACGACGTGGAGCAGGCCCTCACCGAACTCCGCAGGGAGCGCGACGAGGCCCTGGAGGCCGCCAGGAAGGCCGATGAGACGCTGGAGACGGCCCGCCGGGAGAACACCGGCTGGGACTGGAGCCGGTTCCTGGGAGGCGACGACGAGGACTGACGCCCCGGCGGCTCAAGAACCGCCGGGGCTGGTCAGGGTCTACAGGCTCGCCCGCAGGTGGAACCGCAGGACGATGTAGAGCAGCGGGAAGACCGGCTGGTAGAAGGCCTCGACGTTGGCGACCGTGGGGTCGTCGGCGTCGGGGGTGGCCTTCAGGCCGGTGTAGATCGCGATGATCTGCTGCTTCACGAGCGTCTGCATCATCTTCGCGAGCCGCCCCTCGACCTGCGAGAGGATGCCGGGCAGGAACTTCAGCCCGATGAACGGGTCGAGCGTGGCCCGGCTCTGCTGCTGGACGTGATCCGCGATGAGCCGGACGGTCGGCGTCTTCGTCAGGATGTTCGTCATGTCGGTCGTCAGACCGTGACGCACCCGGATGAAGGGGGGCTTGTCGTCCAGCACCGTGATGCCCGCGACGGCGAGCTGGTTCTGCTGCACCGCGTCGAGGGTCCGGGCGAGCTGGCTCGGGCCGACGAGCTTCCGCCGCGTCCACGGGGACGCCACGTCGTAGTTCGGCGACACGACCGAGCCGACCATCATGGCGGCCAGCATCGGGCCGTCGATCAGGTGCTCCTTGCTCGTCCCGTTGTCGTCCTCGATGTCGATGAGGGCCATGTCCGGGTAGACCAGGCGCATCCGGTCGCTGGAGAGGACCCCCGCGAGCGTCTTCGCCTGCTCCTCCGTCGAGCCCGCCGACATGCCGATGACCGACGTGCGCTCGCTCCGGTAGCGGATGGACGACTGGATGTCGTTGGACCGCGAGAGGAGCTGGTAGAGCTGCGTCGAGCTGCCGAGCAGCGGGGTGATGAGGTCCGGCTCGATGTGGCCGGGCAGCACGCCCTCCAGCTCGGTGACGGCCGACACGTAGGTCGTCACGTCGGCGAAGTTGCTGCCCTCGGCCCTCGGCACCTGCTTGATGCCGACCAGGACCGCCCCGTTGATCATCGCCAGGTAGGCCGCCAGCGACACCGGGTTCTCCGGGTGGATGGAGCCGTAGGCCGCGATGATGGACGACATGCGGGTGAAGAAGGCCGTCGTGAAGTCCTGCTTCTGGTAGACGTAGCTGGCGTAGTAGAGGTCCCCGATGGCGGGCTCCTCGCCCCCACGCGGGTACGTCGTCACGGTCGCCGTGTCCCCCACGCCCACGTCGGACGTGTTCGCCACCTTCAGCTCGATGCCGGGGATGGACCGGATGGGCAGGTTGGCGTCGGTCGTGACCGTCTTGCTCACCCGGAACAGGAACGTCGCCGCGTCCGGGTAGGCGATCCACGGCCCGGCCGAGTTGTCGTGCCAGCCGCGCGGCAGGATGGTGAAGGTCAGGCCCGTCACCGCGTCGCGGTAGGTCTGGCCGATGGTGCCGTCCTGCCCCGTGCCCGCGTTCAGGATCGAGGTGTCCGCCGAGCCGGAGCCGTTCACCGCGTCCGAGGACGTGACGAAGAACCCGTTGATCCCGGCCTCACCCGCCGAGCCGTTGCTGTCCAGCTCGTCGATGCCCGTCCCGACGAACAGCCAGGAGCGGGTCGTCGCGTCGAGCAGGGTGATGGTGGAGCCGGTGCCGTAGTCGGTGGCCGCCGGTCCCGCCGAGATGATGTGCAGGTACTTCCGCGACGCGGCGTCCGTCACCACCTTGGCGAGCGCCTGGCCCGCGAACTCCGTCGCCGCTCCGCCGATGGAGGAGAAGTCGTGGAGGAAGTTCGACAGGCTGCCCGGCTCGCGGTGCGAGTTGAGGGCCGAGGCCAGCAGCTCCGCCGTCACCAGCACCCGAGCCGCCACCGTGCCCTCGGTCAGGCCGAGCAGCGTGTTGGCCGACCCGGCACCCACCTCGACGCGGTGCGTCTCGTGGAAGCCCTGGCTGGTGATGCGGAAGCCCGCACCCTCGGCCTGGACGATGCCCGCCGCCTGGACCGCCCCCAGGTTCCCGAAGGGGGCACCCGGCAGGTTGGCGATGGCCGTCTGGATCTGGAGGATGATGCGGTTGCCCGCCCCCGCCGCGATGCCGAGGATGTTCACCGTCCCCGCCGCAGCAGCCGCGAACTCGACCCGCACCGGCTCACCGTCGAGGGTGAACTCCAGCACGTTGTTGGCCGCCTGCGCGCCCGTGCCGTCGAAGAAGGTGACCTGCGGCTCGCCCACGGCGTCGGTGCCGCCCGCGAAGCCGACCCGGCCGAGGACGGAGGCCGCCAGGACCGTGCCGCCGTGACCGGCCTCGCCGTACTCGGCGTTGCTGATCCCGGCCTTCGTGTTGCCCGAGCCCGCCCCGACGAGGAGCTGGCACTGGTCCACCGCGTCGTGCGCCGTGACGGACACGCCGCCCGGCTGGAGCCGGTTGCGGAGGACCAGGCGGTCGTAGTTGAACGTGCCGGTCGCGGCGGGCACCTGGAGGCGGTAGCCCCGCGCGATGCCCACGTCGGAGCCGACGCCGCCGTTCGGCCCGCTGATGAGCTTGGCCTGCTGACCGGCCGCCCCCGCCACGTCGAACCCGGCGAGGACACCGAGGTCGTCCGCCGCCGCGCCCTGCGCCACGATCTCCAGGTAGGCCGCCTGGTCCAGGGGACCGGGCTGGAACTGCACCTGGAGGCGACCGTCGCCGTCCGCCGAGAAGATGAAGTCCGTGCCGAGGTTGGCCGCCGCCAGCGTCGCCACCGCCGACGCCGCCGCCGGGCCGATGAGGAACGTGTGGCCGCCGACCGGGGCTCCCCGGAAGGCCTCGTTGAGGTCCGTCGCCAGGTCGGTGACCGAGCTGTGCAGGGCCGCCACGGTGGCGCTCAGGGAGACCGCCGCCTGGGTGTCGCCGAGGATGCGAACGGTGATGGTGTCGAAGCCCGCACCACCGGCCAGGTCCACCGGGCCGTTGAAGCGCGTCGCGCCCTTCAGGACCGGCATCGTGTCCGGGTTGTAGAGCTTGTAGGGGTCGGCCAGGACGAAGGCGTTCACGCCGTCGATGGCCGCCGTCAGGGTGACGACGCCCGTGGTCCCGTTGTAGTCGAGGACCTCGCCGACCGAGCCCGCCGTGATGGCCGTCGCCCCGTTGCCGACGACGACGAGCCAGCCGTTGTAGTAGTCGTCGATGGGCACGCGGTAGGTCGCGTCCAGCTCGAAGGTCGTCGTCGCCGGGGCAGCCGCGCCCGCGACGCCGACGTGGCCGTCCGCCGCCTCGTTGATGGCCGCCGCGATGTCCGCGACCGTGGTGTTCGCCACGGCCGGGACGGTGGCGGTGATCTCCACCCCGTCCACGGTGAGGATGATCTGCTCGGCACCCGCCGTGAAGTCGGCCACGTCGAAGTCGGTGCCGTCCGGGTACTCCAGCGGCTCGCCGACGAAGTGGGCCATGACGCCCGCCGCACCACCGGAGATGGTGTCGAGGTCGGTGCCCGCCGCCGGGAGGACCGTGTCGCCGTTGATGGTCATCGCCACCAGGTCGGACTCGGCGGGGATGAAGGCGTAGGGGGCCGGTCCGGCGACCGTGTACTTCGCCGGGGTGTCCGAGGTGTCCGAGAAGGTGACCGTGACCACCTCCTCCACCGGACCCTGGAAGGTCGTGCCGGAGCCGCCCTCGAAGTGCAGGTCCGGGGTCAGCTCGCTGCCGCTCGGGAACACGATGTCGATGCCGGTGAGGCCCGCCGACTTCGTGCTGTTGTCGAACGTCGGCGTGAACACGTCGTTGCTGCCGGAGTCCTGAATCGTGTAGGTCCCGACGCCGCTGACGCCGGGGATGACCACGGCCAGGGTGTAGGCCATGTCCACGATGAGGGAGTGGTAGAAGCTGGCGTAGACGCTCGCCCCGACCGGGACGGGCTCGCGCAGCGTGACCACGCTCCCCTCGACCTTGACGGCGTCCACCTTGCCCCGTGCCAGGGCGTCGTCCACCGAGAAGCCCCAGTAGACATCGACCACGTCGGGCCGGTTCACCGGGACGCCGATGCGGTCGTTGGCGACGCTCTGGAAGAGGCTCTGCCCGAGGCTCGTCGAGCGGCCGTTGCCGAGGGTCGGGTTCAGCGGGAGCTGGAACTCGGTCGCGCTCGCGGCACCCTGCGACGACACGACGGCCGTGCAGGGGGACATGAAGGTGCGGTTGTCGATCAGGGTCGGGGTGATCTGCGTGTCGTCGAACAGCTCGGAGCCGGTCGTCGTGATGCCGCTGGCGACCAGGGCCGCCGTGCCCCACATGACCCGGTCGTTCTCCAGCACGAAGTCCGCGCCCTGGATGTACTGGCTGCCGCCCGGCACGTCGCCGACGCGGGTGAGGCTCGTCACGTTGACGTGCGCCAGGTGGTCGTAGGTGTCCTGCCAGGTGTTGAACCAGTAGGTCACCGTCACCGTCGCACCGGCCACCGGGGCCTGCGTCAGGGTGATGGCCCGCGTCGCGCCGTCCACGCTCTCGGGGATGACCTGCGTGCCGTCCACCTTCACCGTGACGTGGCTCGGATCGGTCGTCGTGACGCCGCCGTTGGTGCCGTCCACGATGGGGCCGTTGAAGGTGTAGAAGGTCTTGCGGCGGGTGCTCGTGCTCCCGGCCACCAGGCCGAGCAGCGCGTTCGCCGTGCCGTCGAGGACCGTCAGGTCGTGGTCGGCGTTGAGCGACAGGGTGCTCTCGCCGTGGTTGTTGACGAAGGTCGCGCCCGTCAGCGTCCCGATGCCCGCACCGGAGATCACGTTCGCGATCTGCTGCATCGTGTAGTCGGACTTGGGCGTCAGCGTCAGCGTGGTCTGCGTGCCGTCCACGACGAGGTTCAGCACGTTGTTCGCCGGGACGACCACCTGGCCGTTGGGGCCGAGGGTGTCCGCGTGGATGTCGAGGGTCGTGGTCCCCGGCGTCGGGGCGTTCACGTCCTTGATGCCGACGCTGGCCCGGATGATGGCCGCCTCGGCCGTCACCTGGTCGGACACGTCGTCCGTGACGAGGGTGTCCTCGCGGTTGAAGAAGTAGCTGACCCGGACCAGGTCGCCGAGCTTCGGAGCCGTCGCCAGCTCGATGATGCCGGTCGCACCCGTCACCGACAGGACCACGATGGGCAGCCCGTTGATGGTGACGCTCACGTCGCTGCGGCTGTTGCTGGTCGTGCCCCGACCCGTGCCGTCCACGATGGGCAGGTTCCGCACCTGCACCTTCGTCAGCGTGCCGTCGAAGTTGCCCCGCGTCACCGCCCCGGTCGCCGAGACGCTGACCACCGAGCGGCCGGTCATGTCCTCGCCGACGATCCGCTGGTCCACCGTGGCGGAGGAGCCGCGCACGACCTCCAGGTCGGTCTGCGAGAGGTACTCGTTGCCCTCACCGATGAGGACCGGGACCTTCAGGGACTCGATGGCCCCGATGAGCGGGTTCTCGAAGTCCGTCTCGGTGTAGACGTTGGGGGGAGCGTAGTTCAGTCCGGGGAAAGCCATCAGGGCACCTCACGAGTTGGTCCACGGGGTTCGAGCATCCGGCTGTCCGCATCGAATCCATCCGCCCCTTCAAGGGGGGAGGCAGATCTCCCGAAGGAGAGCACCAGCTAGTGATCCATCCAGTCGTTCATCCCCATCGTGACCATCTCCCCGCAGGGAGAGGAGGTGCCCAGGCGTCGTCCCGAAGAACTCGCCCTTCGCTGTAACTGCTGCGGGATAGCCTAACTAACGGCTGTCCCGCTTCCACTCGCCCGCCTTCTCGTGGATCTTCTGTGCTCGGTCGTGGACTGCACGCTCCTCCGGCTTGAGCACGCCGTAGCTGCCGTCCGGCCGCTTCGAGAGGTCCTTGCCGGTGACCCCCTCGGCGGCCATGACCTCTTCCTTCTGCCGCTTCCGGCCCTCGGCGACATCCCACCCCTGGCGGGAGGACTGGCCGATCACGCGATCGATGTGCGTGTCCAGGTCGTGGATGCCGGTGTTCTGCGGGCCGGGGCCGTCCACGTTCTTGTTGAAGTGCCCGGCCACCGTCGAAGGCGGCATCGGAGGGGCGTCCTCGCCACAGTCCGGGCACTCCTTCGGCTTCCGCCGGTCGGCGACAGGCGCACGCCCGTCGAAGCGCACGCCACAGGCGCACTGGTACTCGTAGGTGGGCATCAGCAGAACCTCCCGACGAGCATCTTCCGGCCTTCCGGGGTGCGGATGAGCCCACGAAGGGTCGGCTCCGTCTGCACCTCCAGTTCCTCGACCGACAGCGGCGGCCCGAGAGCTTCGTCGATGGTGTGGGAGAGCGCGTTCAGGTTGATGAGGTGGTGCTTCTCATCGGTGTGGTCGATGAACCCGATGCTCCGCCTCACCGTCTCGTCGGCGGAGACGAGTTCGTGCCCCCGGCAGGCTTCGAGCTGGTCGAACCAGGACTTCGCCGTCTTGTGTCGTACTTCTTCCATCGGGTCCTACTTGATCATCGGGAAGGTGCCTGCCTTGCCCGACCAGAAGGGGTCCTGCACGGCCTGGACACCAAGGTCTTCCAGTGCCTTGATGTTACCGTCCTCCCCCCGAAGTTCATCATCGGACAGGGCCTCGATCTCCGCTGCCTGCTCCCGCGTCAGCGGAGCGGCCTGCCGGAGCCAGCCGTCGATGGGGACGTGAAGGGACCAGTCGGTCTGGCAGGTGATCGAGAAGTTCGCGTTGTAGAAGTAGTCGTCGCCGTTCTCGTCGTACACCTCCTCCGACTCCCCGCCCAGCGAGACATCGGTGATCTCGATGCCCTGGTGGGACAGGTGGGATCGGAGGACGCCCCACAGGTACACGACCGTCTGATCGACGATCTCCTGCTGCGAGTACACGTCGCGGCTCATCACGTCGCAGTCGAGCTGCAACTCCCACTTGCCGCCGTACTCCAGGGCCGCCGGGCGGCGGATGTCGTGGACCACGATGGCGAGCTGGTCACCGGCCTGTGCCCGGCGACCGAAGGCCAGCACCACGCCCGGCAGGGCGGTGTTGTTGGCGTGCATCTCGGTGATGGGGTACGGCCCCTGCGACTCCAGCGGGTAGCGGTAGTCGGCCTGCAACCACCGCCCACCCGTCAGCGGCCTCGCCAGGGTGATGCCCCCGGTGAGCTGCTCGCCTCCGGCGTCGGTGTCCAGGGTGTAGCCCACCCCCTCGGTCATGCGGAAGCCGGAGGGCTGCTCGAACAGGCGGAGGCTGCCCGGCAGCGGGGCCTGCGCAAGCTGTGCCGTCGTATCGGTGAGCAGGGTGACCGGCTCGCGGACCACCTCGATGAGCGGGTCCACGTAGAAGACCAGGCTCCCGGCCTCCTCCACGATGTCGATGTAGTAGATGCCGGGGTCGGTCGGGAACAGGCCGCCGTTGTTCTGGACCGCGACGGCATCCTCGCGCACCCACTCCAGCGAGAGGCCGGGCTTGTTCTTGACCTTGGTGAGCAGGCAGTAGCTCTCGACGACGCCGACGTAGTTGTCGGCGGAGAGGTCCACCCGGTTGCCCGAGCCGGTCTTGATGATGATCCCGTGCTGCGGGCGCTCCTTGAAGCTGAACTTCCCCTGGATGTTCTCGACCAGGTCGTCGCGGTACTTCGGGTGGTAGGACCAGTAGCGACGCAGCTCTTCGATGAAGCGTCGCTTCAGCGCCTCGGTGAGCTGGAAGTACATGGCGTCGCCTCCACGGGGGTCTACCCTCCGCCGTCGATAGGCGAATCAGGGAGGGCCACCACGACAGGGGCCTCGTGGCAGGGGCAGTCGCAGAGGATCTCGACCCCCTCCAGCCGGTGCTCGGAGCCCGTGCAAGCGAAGGTCGTCTCGTTGTCCGCCTCGGAGGCGCAGACGAACCTGTAGTCCTTGCCCTGGTGCGGGACGGATCGTTCCGGGTCGCAGAGCCGAGCCCGGATCTGCATCAGTCGGTCTTCTTCCCGGTCAGCACGGTGACGGTGAGCTTGTCGGGCACCAGCTCGACCACGTTGCCCGCCCCGTCCGTCTTCTTGTGGACCTCGCGGCTCTGCTCGATGTGCAGCTCGTCGAAGTCGAACACCGTCTTCGGCACGTCCGGGTCGGCGAACTCGACGGTCACCCGTGCGCCCTGCGCGGGCCGCTCGTCCAGAAAAGAAACCTGCTCGAAGCCTTCGTCGCTCATTCCTCGTACTCCTGCATCGCCTGGACCAGCATCCCGAAGGCGACGGCGTTGAGGGGGTCCTTGGCCGCGCGGACTTCGCTGACCTCGATGGGGAACTTGCGCTTCTTCTTCCGCCAGACCTTGTTGAAGAGGTCGAGGAAGCTGCCCGCCTGGCTCGTGCCGCCGGAGACGATGATCGGGATCGGCTTCGGGAAGGTGTACTGCCCGGCCTTCGAGGCGAAGTGGGCCACGACCTGGTCGAGCGCGAACTCGATCATCGCCTTGTAGTACAGGGCGAGCGCCTCCTCCGGCTGCGTCTCGTGCGTCACCAGGTCGATGCCCGCCTCCTTGAGGGCGCACATCTGAGCCTGCGTCATGCCCACCGCCTGAGCGGCGTGCTTGTCGATCCAGTCCCCACCCCGCTGCACGGAGAAGGACAGCACCTCGGTCGTGTTCAGGGCCAGGGCCACGTTCGTCATGCCCGAGCCGAAGCTGAAGGACAGGCCGCTGAAGCCCTCGGGGGCGCACTCGGAGAAGATGATCGCCATCGCCTCGTTCGCGGGGAACGGGTCGAAGCCGCACTCCTCCACGATGCGCTCGAAGACGCCCCGGTGGTAGATGATGTCCCGGTCCGGCTGGTCCAGGGGCGGAGCGGGCACCGAGAAGTAGCAGACCTCGTCGGAGGTCGCGGGGTCGCCGAGCACGTTCTGGATGAGCAGCTTCAGCACGCCGAGGGCGTCCTGCTCGCTGGCGGAGATCAGGCCCCCGGCCAGCGGGCGTCGCGGATCGCCGCCGAAGACGTTCGCCATCTCCATCGCCGCGTCGCCGAGGATGAGCATGTCGTCCTCACGCTCGACGTAGCTCGTGTCCGAGAGCTTGAGCATCCGGCTCTTGCTCTTCGGCAAGGACATGAAGGCGTCGCGCATCCGCTTCGTCTCGATGCCGCTGGCGGCCCGGCGAGCGGAGACGATGTTCATCGTCCCGATGTCCAGCCCGACCCCGAAGGTCTGCTTCTTCTTCGCGCTCATTCCGGCTTCTCCGTGCGTCGTTTCTTACCAGCCCCACGGGCTGCCCGCAGAGCGGCTGCTGCGTCCGACACTACCCCTTCGTCCGCCTTCTCCGACTCCAGCCCCAGATCGGCCTGGAGTCCGTCGATCTTCGACGGGACGAACACGGGCACGTCTCCATCGACAGGCACCGTACCCGCCTGCGGGGCCTGTGCCGCCACCTGCTGCACCGGATTGACTTTCAGGGACGCCAGGACCCCCTCGACCACGCGGGCCACGAGACGGTCTTCGAGGGCCTGTACCTGGCGACCCACCTCTACCCGCACGGCGGCCGTGATGGGGTTGCGGCCCAGCTCGTGAACGACCCGTGCGGCGATCTCGCCAGGGTCCACGATGACGATCTCGGTGGTCGCCTCGTCAATGGGCTCCGGCGGAGCTGCGACCATGCCGCGAGCCGGGATGAGGGGGTGCGGGGCCACGGGGGCCTTCCTGCGCTCCTTGAATCGCTCGACGTACTTCACCGCCACCGCGCCTACTCGCCAGGCCCTCTGCATGTCCTTCGAGGCACGGGCCTTCGCGGCGTCCATGAACACCACCTGACCCCTCGTCAGGTGCAGGTCCAGGTCGGACAGGGTGATCCCCTGGCACTCGCACTCGATGCGGGCCTCGATCACTGGCTCAACGCCTTGACGACGCCCTTGAGAGCCTCCGCCTGGAGGATCTTGATGCACCCGGCCTTGCCCGTCCTGACCGCGCGCTCGATGAACGTGAAGCGGGCGATACCGGGGTGGACCCAGGCGTCCTCCAACTTCAGCGGGGCCGTTCGGAAGACCACCGTGCCACCTCCTCGGGGCTTGATGGGGACCACCAAGGGCATCCGGTCCCCGTCTCGCACCCTACCCGCCCGCTTCATCCCCTTCTTCTTCTCGGCGTCCGTCAGCGGGTAGCGGGTGGGCCTGGTGTTCTTCGCCTCCTGGGTGAGCCAGGTCATCCGGTAGCGGGGGGTGTTGCGGGTGGTCAGCTCGTCGAGGTGGGGGTACGTGCTCAGGACTTCGAGGGTGCTCTCCCCCCGGATCTTGAAGCTGAACGAGTCCCAGATCATGGCCGAGCCGTCCTCGGCCTCACCCGACCAGCCTCGCTTGGCGAAGTCCTTCTTCGCCTCCTTGATGAAGGCGTCCACCAGGCACTCGCCGAGCTTCTCCAGCAGGTCCCTGGTGACCGGGATCTGCATCTTGCTCGCGACGGGGCCACCGTAGACGCCCCGGATTCGTCCGAGGTCGCCCATCAGTATTCGGTGTTCTCCCAGACCCTCGTGCGGCCCCTGCGCTCGTTCTCGTCGCAGATCTCAGCCTTCTCGGTCTGCATCGGGTGCTGCGCATCGGTGCCCACAGGCCACGGGGCCGGACCCGCCATCGGGTGGTCCACCGGCTGCGGCGTGAAGGGCCGCACGCAGTGCTGGCCGCGAGTCTCGGGCCAGGCCAGTTCGGTCGTGCCGTAGACCGGGACCTTGTAGCGGATGTCGCCCTGGTCCAGGTAGGCGATGTTGAAGTGCTGCTGCATCAGGTTGCCCCGATGGGAAGGCCGCCGCACCGGACCGACCGAGTACCGCTCGTTGGTCTGCTTGATCACGAAGTCGCGCTGCGTGAGCAGCGGGCTCGGGCCGGTCCACACCTCGTAGGTGTGCTCCTTCCGCCGCCCGGACACCGCCTGCGAGATCCGCCGCTCGGCGTCGTCGGGGACGATGATGACCTCGTAGGGGCCTTCGTACCCGCCCTTGAAGCCCGTGCCGAAGCACGTCAGGCAGCGGTTCGAGGGCTGCTTGCTGTACTCCCTGGTCTTGTCCTCGATGGTGCAGTCGCAGGGGATGCCGAGGATCTTGCGGACGAACATCTTCACCCGCTCGCCGCCCTGCTGGAGAATCCAGGCGTTCCGCCGCATGGCCTCACGCCAGATGTAGTCCAGCTCCTCCACCTGGACGACGGACTTCGGCTCGGCCCACTCCAGGGGCGACTCGACGTACCCGCTCGGGGTCGTGGCGTCCACGGCGACCGTGGTCACCCTGTACCAGATGTTGTGCTCCAGCCCGGACGGGACGTGGTTCGTCGGCGTGTAGTAGCTGATCTCCACCCGGTCGGCCTCGGTGGGCAAGACCGGGTCCACCTGCTGCTCGGTGCCCACGTCGAAGGTCGGCCGGTTGATGAGCGTGACCTCGCCGGTCTTCCCGAAGACCGTCTCGACCACCACCTCTTCGCCGTTGACGAAGAGCTGCACGTCGGTCGGCGAGTCCGCGAAGTTCACGTCCTGGTTGGGGGCCGAGTCGTACCGCTTCGCGATGGGGTTCTTGGTGCAGAACACCCATCGCCGGTCGTTCGGGGCGTCGCCCCGGTAGCGCCAGCTCGACCCCCACACCACCGTCTCCTTGGTGACGCGGGAGTAGTTCGTGCGGTCGCGGTAGAACCCGCCGCCGATGGGGAACTCGTTGATGCGGCGGAACGGGCCTCGGTCAGACGCCTCGGAGCGGTAGATGTTGACCCCGACGATGGTGAAGCCCGCGTTGCGGGCAAGCACAGAGGGGTCCTCCCACCGGATGTCGAGCATCCCGATGACGTAGGGGCTGACGACCTGCGGGTTCTTTGGGGGGAGCGGCTTGCCTGCCGCCCCCGCGCTCGTCCACTGCCACGCGGTCGTCATCTACACCTCGTATCACCCCGCTTCGGGGGCCTCCGGGGCCTCGGGGTTGTCGGCGGGCGGGTTGGGCACCGGGCGGAGGATCGGGGGAGCCCCGACCTGCACGGCCTTGCCGTCCTGCGTCACCGACCAGGCGGTCCCCTCGGGGATGCCGAGCCGCTTGCCCTCCTCCATCACCACCTGGTTCGTCGCGTTCTCCAGGCGACGAAGCTGATCCATCAGCCGGTGCTCCTGCACCCGGTGGACGCCGATCTGGTGGACCGTCTGATCCGCCTGCTGCTTCAGGCCGGTGAGCTTCGCCAGGGCCTCGGGGAGAACCTCGCCGAGGACGATCTGGCCGGGCTGGCCGGGGTGCTGCTGGACGGTCGCGTTGTTGTTGTCGTCGCTCATGTTTCCTTCCGGGTTCGGGTAGCCGAGCGCCACCCTACCCCTCTGGCCCCTGGAGGCTCTCGCTCAGCCGCCGCAGCCGCGTCAGGAAGTTGATCAGGTGGACCCCGACCTTGCTCTTCATCCGCAACCGCTTCGGCGGGCTGATGATGTTCGGAGCCCGCGTGAAGGAGTAGTAGACGACGCCTTCGTCGTCCCTGTACTCGTAGACCCGCTGCCCGAAGGCCGCCTGGATCTCGCGCTTGGTCGGGTGCTCGCTCACTTCGTCGGCTCCGGCGGCTCGAACAGCAGCTTCAGCTCCCGCCACTCGCTCCACCAGCTCATCACCTCGGGGTTGTTCGCAGCCTCGGGCGGGGGCGTGTCGAACTGCCAGTTGTGGACGGTGGCGAACTCCGACAGGCGCTCGTACCGCTGCTGCTTCACCGCAAGGGCGAGATCCTCGACATCCCGGTCCAGCGCCTTGATCTTCTTGTAGGTCCGCTTGACGACCTTCTGCTGTGCCTGCACCGCCTTGACCGGCTCGGGCGTCGGATCAGGGGTCGCCTTCGGTGTGGGCTTCGGCGTCGGGGTCACCGCCTGTGCGAGCATCGGGGGCGTCGGCCCCTCCGCACCGGCATCCACCTCGCCCGAGGGGTCCGGGGCAGGCTGGACCTCCACATGCTCCGGGGCCGCACCGACCGGCGTCGCGAGCTGCGCAAGCAGGACCGGCTCTGGCGTGGGGGCCATCACCGGGGGCGGGGCCGCCATCGCCATCGCAGGCATGGGCTCGGGCTCAGGCATGGCCTCGACCTCGTCTGCGACGGGGTCCTCGACGACCTCGACGGCCACCGGGGCCATCTCGTCGGCCGCCATCATCTCGTAGGCGACCGGCTCGGCCTCTGCGCTGGCCTCTCGCTGGCAGCCGCTACCGAGGAGGCAGAGAGCGCCGAAGGTCAGAGCGAATGTCGTCCAGTCGCCTGTTGGTCGCATCGAGCTTCTCCTCCACCCTGCCGAGAGACGTGGTGTTCGCGGTCACGCCGTCCTTGATCGCCTTCGCAGCCGCCACCTCGGACTCCAGCCGCTCGATCTTCTCGTCCTGCACAGCCTGTCCGACTTCGAGCTTCACGCCCCACAGCAGCAACGGAATGACCAGGACCGACAGGATCTTGAACGCGAGGTCTGTCCACTTTGATTTGTCCATCGGTTCCTCCGGTCAGGGGGACAGCTTCTTATCCTCTGCCGGGTATAGGAAGACCACCACCCCACCAGCGACCGGCTTCGGCCCGGAGAGATGCACATGCCCGTTCCCGAGCGACTCCAGAAGTTCACGACCCCCATGCCCGTCCTCGACGACGGCCACATCCAGCTCATCGACGTGATGGGGGACGACCTCGCCATCATCGACGCCGCCCGCGTCAGCTTCTTCGGCCACTCCTCCGAGCACACCGACGCGCAGAACCGCAGCCTGCTCCGCTACCTCATGCGGGGGCGGCACACGACGCCGTTCGAGATGTGCGAGCTGAAGATCCGCGTGCGGGTCCCGATGGACGCCTGGCGGCAGTGGATTCGCCACCGCACGGCGAACGTGAACGAGTCCTCGACCCGCTACGCCCCGGCCATCGACTCCGCGCAGAAGGTCACCACCTGGCGGTCGCAGAGCAAGGACAACAAGCAGGGGTCGGCGGGCGAGGTCGGCGGCTGGCCCGAGGGCTTCGAGATCCGCATGGACGACGACAACGGCGAGTTCCCGTTCGGCGGGTGGGTCGGCAGCGACTACTTCACCAGCCCGGCCAACTACCTGACGGAGCGGGAGAGCGAGGCGCAGCGCACGGCCCGCGAGGTGTACGAGGAGCGGCTGTCCTTCGGCGTCGCGAAGGAGCAGGCCCGCAAGGACCTCCCGCTCTCCACGTACACCGAGGCGTACTGGAAGATGGACCTCCACAACCTGTTCCACTTCCTCGGCCTGCGGCTCGACCCCCACGCGCAGCAGGAGATTCGCGAGTACGCCAACGCCATCGCCGAGATCGTGAAGGTGTGGGTGCCCTGGGCGTGGGAGGCGTTCGAGGACTACCGGCTCCAGGCCATGTACCTGACGCGGGCCGACGTGGTCGGGCTCTCCAGCCTCCTGCGGATGCTCCCCGAGGCCATCGACAAGAGCGTCGCCGAGATCGTCGCCGCCGGGGTGGCCGAGGCCGGGGTCAAGGGCCGCGAGAAGAAGGAGCTGACCGCGAAGCTCAACCGCCTGCTCACGCCCAGCGGGTAGATGGAGCCCCCGTTAGTCACCTTATACTCCGCAGTATAGTGTGACCAGCGGAGACCCTGATGCGAACCTGCACCGTCTGCGAGAAGCCCAAACCTCTCGACGAGTTCCCCGGCAAGGCCCAGCGGTGTCTGGAGTGCCGCAAGGAAGCCAACCGCCAGAAGCAGCAGCGGTATAGGGAGAGGCTGGCCGCCATGCCCAACCGCGTCTGCCCGCACTGCGAGCAAGACCTGCCCGCGTCGGCGTTCACCGGGGGCAACACGCTCTGCCGGGCCTGCCACCGCGACTACCAGAACGCCTGGCGATGTTCGTCGCCGCAGCGGAAGCTCAAGCAGTTGCGGAACGCCGCCCGGAACAACGCCCGGAAGCAGGGCGTCCCGTTCGACCTCCCCGTCACCCACCTGGAGGCTCTGTGGGAGCAACAGGAGGGCAAGTGCCTCTACACGGGCACCGAACTCACCTGGGCCAGCGACAGGGCGGACACGGCCATCAGCCTCGACCGGAGGGTTCCCGCCGAGGGGTACGTTGAGGGCAACGTCGTGCTGGCGTGTTGGGCGTTCAACCGGATGAAGCAGAACTTCACCTTCGAGGAGCTGGCGGGCTACTGCCGCCGCTACCTCGACTGGTACGAGAGGGCGGCATGAGGGGCGGAGCCCATTTGTATGTGATCCAGAGCCACACGACGGGGGCCTTCAAGGTCGGACGAAGCTCTGACCCCGAACGGCGGCTGCGGGACCTTCAGGTCGGCTCACCGTTCGAGCTGCGCATCATTCTTGTCGTCGAGAACGCGGGGTGGCGGGAGCGGCGGGTCCACCACGCACTCCGGGGCTACCGCTCGCAGGGGACGTACAAGGGGGAGTGGTTCATCGAGCCCGGCCTCGGGAGCCTGCCCGACGACCTGTACGACCTGCTCGATCTCGAAGTGGTCAACTCGTGGTGGGAGACGGCCGCCGGGCCGATCCACCCGCCCGGTCCCCCGAGGGGGTGGATGGCGGGTCGAATCGACCTGACGCGGCCCCGCGAAGACGACTAGGCCGTCTCAGCCCACATCTCCGCCAGCATCGCCTCGGTCTGCCTGCGGGCCTCCTTGAGGTGCTCGTCGCGCTCGGCCTTCGCCTCCGCCGAGAGCGTCAGGTCGGTCAGCGGCACCTCGACATCCTCGCCGTCGATGATGACGAAGACGTGGTCGGGGGAACCCTCCTGCTCGGCCACGG